TGAGATTTGCTCGGCTCATTCTATTTAATTTTTATCTTAAAATCTGGAATGTAACTCACTTGTTTTCATTTTATTTGTATCAATTATTTTTAATATTTATACATTTCACTTTTTATATTTTACAATAGAAATATATATTTTTCAATTTTTTCTATCATTATAAATATTTTTTATTATATAAAAAAATTGTTTGTTGGCTACTTGTTGGCTATGTCAAAAAGAGAGAGCATTTTCATAAATCTATGTTATAATAAAAATAAAAAAGGAGAATTTATAATGAAAAAATTTGCTGAACAATATGATATTCGTATGTCACCAGATAGAATTAGAATGGCAGTACAATTTAGAAAGGAGCATTTAAGAGAATTTTACAGGTATAAAGTAACAGCTATCGAGAGATATTTATTAGCAAGACTTGAAGAAGAAAAATACAATAATAACTTTGATAAAGCTTCTAAAATAGATAAAATTTTAAGTTCTATAATTGGTATTGCTGATTCAACTGACTTTATAAAAATAGAAGAATCAATAGCATATGATAATGAAAGAGAATTTCAAAGAGTAGTTTTTGAAATAAATACAACAAATATGGAACTTGCAAGATTTGGAATAGACTTAGAAAATAATATTTTTGATATTATAAAAACAATAGAAAATCAAATAAACGAATAAAAGCCCAGCTAATAACTGGACTTTTTTATTTCAGAGGCAGGACAAAATCCTACCCCATTACTTGATGAACTTCTTAATCTCCTCCACATCTTTTTTTAATTCTGTTTGCTCCTTTTGAATAGCTTCCAATAAATCTGTCATTTTTTGCATAGTGTTTTTATACATTTCAAAAGTACTTTTATCTTTCCATAAAAAATACAATAAAATGGCTCCAACTATGCCATATTCTAATATTGTTTTTTCCATATATACCACCTACAACCCTAATACCTTATACCAATGATTATAATACTCTCTTGCTTCTTTGGTCCTATCTATAACAGCTCTATCTTTGTATCCCTCATTCTTCAACTTAGGTTTCCAAGATGTTTCTCCAAAATACTTAACTGCCATATAAAACTTTCTTCTGGTCCTGTTATCTACTCCTGTTTCTTTCATAATAAAGTTAAATATTTTATCTGCAAGAGTTCTATTTATGCCAGTATTGTTATAAGTACTGTACAAATAATCGTGAATTACTGCTGCATTAATATATTTGCCATAAGGATTATATAGCCATTGCAAAGATTTAGGTACAGAGGCTCCATCAGTGATGAAGCCTCTAAATACCTTAATATCATAATCATTAATAGAGTAGATATAGTCTTGCATTAAAACTGCTTTCCCATTTGAAATTGGATCCAGGATTAATTTAGTTTTCTCCATCTTCATTACCTTTTATATCTACTTTATATTCATTAGCAAAAATATCAGAAAACTTTTGTAATGTCTTTTCTATAATATCAATCATTCTTTTTCTGCTAATAAATTTTACAATTATAATTCTTGCTATCCAAGGTAAACTAGAAGTTCTAAATAGTATAAAATTTACAGCTGCTTCTAATTTCTTTCCATTTTCACCGTGATTAAAACTTTCTTCTGCAAAAATAACTGATTGTCTAAATAGATTTACATACTGTTTTCTATTGTAAATAAGATAAACTAAAATTGCACCTGCTACTGCTATCCATAACCATTGTTCCATACTAAAACTTGCCAAATATCTTACTGTTTGATTAATAAAATCTTTCATTATTACCTCCTAAAATTTTCAAATACTAATAAATACTTGTCCGGCAAAAAGCTTAAATTTCTTCCGGGCATAATTTTTTTATAATAACTGTCTGACCAGACTGTTTATTAAATATTTTCAATTTGGAAATGTGGACCATCCTTAAATGTCTTCCAATCTCCACCCCAAGTAATTACATAACCTAACTTTTTTGCTACTTCTTTTACACAATCAGCAACTTCTTTATAATATTTAAAATCCCAAGTTACTTTCCCATTAATCCATACAGCTATATCTACTGCTTTACCTGTTAAATGGTAGCTTTTTAAAGTTTTAGATTTTCCTTGTGCAACTAATTCTTTTTGCCTTTTTAGAGTTCTAATTCCTTCTGTTATAGAAAAATCATAAGGACTTTCTTTTATAGCTATATTCATAAGATTTTGAAGTCTTATATCAACAGTTTTAAGTTTTTCTTTGCTTCTTTCAGAAAACTCATACATTTTTATCAACTCCTTTCTTAAAAATTATTAATTAGACTTTGTAATTTGCTGTTTTAAGTTATTAATTAGATGAAGCTATATAAAACTACCTCTAATTAATTTAAACTCTTTAAATTACATTTTGACCAATTTATTATGTATTTCTTTTCTCTTAGCTTCAAATTCTTCTTTTGTAACTTCTTTTGGTGCTACCTCTGTTTTAAAATAGTTTTCTGTATCATAAACTGATTGAGTAAAAGTTTTTCCAAAACCAGCTAATATTAATGATTTTTGTAAATCTAATTCTAAACCGAAATTATCTTCAAAATACCAAGTTATAAGTTTTTCTTTTCCATAAATAGTTTTTTCTGCCAACATAAAAGTTACATTTGAAGCCAATAAAGTTATATCTTTATCGCGACATCTCTGTCTATGTTGTTCCTCTTCTACTTGATAATCAAATCCATACTCCAATACAGCAGCTTTTATATTATCTATTGTGTTAAAGTAATCTTTTTGTTCTCTCTCTGTATCATAATCCCACTGTTCTTTTTCCTTATTCCAAGTTAAATATTTTTTATTTTTTTTAGGCTTTTCTATCTTAACAATCTTTTTATCTCTTATAACCTCTCCATCTTCAAGTTGTACTTCTATATTATTTTCAACTTTCTCTTCTCTTGTCATTTCTCTAATTGTGTTACCATTTAAAATTGGATAATTAAATGGTGCATTTCTTTCAACTATTATTGTTTCATCTTTTTTTATATCAGGATAATATGAAAAAATAATGTCCCAACCACCATATAATTTAACTTCTTCTGATGTCAGATTTGCATCAAATAAAACTTTTGGTAATTTTTCTTTTGAATAAATATAAAACATAATTTGTTCTCCTTTCAAATTTTTAGTATTTTTGGTTATCTATTCCATCACAGATAGATTTTTAAAATGTGATAATACAAAAGCTAATACTGTAAAAATAGCATATTGTATTTTTTATTTAGATTAAACTATACCAATCATAAGCATAGTAAATCCAGCATTTATATTAGCAACTTCACAAGTTTGTGTTGCTTCATTATACCAGCTTATAACAGGTTGTTTATTTGTTGAATACAAACCTTCATTATTATCTTCTATGGTTATAAAAACTCCTGTTTTAAATGGAACTGGAGATTTTATAATAGTTTTGACGTAATCTGTAATTACACTAATATTCATAGAGCAAACTGTGAAGCTACCTATTGTTGTAATGTAAGATGTACAGTTACTCACATTACTCATTCCAGCGGTGCTTGTTACTGTTCTAAAACTTATTAAATTTTCCAATCTATTAAGATTTTCTAATATACTCATATCTATAAAGTTTCCATTTGGCATTGGAGCAGGTCCACCAATTTTACACTTATAATATTTTTTTGTTAGTTCTGAATAATAGACATTCCCAACAACAGCATTTTCAATAGGAAAATCTCCATCGTGCTTTCCTACTGCTGATACAAGTCTATCGTTTAAGCCTTTTGATTTTTTTTCTGTATCTCCTTTTAATTTAACAACATAATCTTCAATTTTATCCCATAACTCATTCCAAAAATCTCTAAACTTTCCCTTGTGATTTGCTTTCCATACTGGTAATTTCATTTCCTTTGTTACTTTTTCAACCTCTAATCTACCTTGTGGATCTTCTATCCATTGTGTCATTTTTACCTCCTTGAAATTTTAATATCTTCTAATTGACTTAATTCCATTTCTTCAAGTTCTGATAAACTATACATTTCAATATAGTATTCTTCTCTTGCTAGTGTAATTTTTTCAATTTCTTCTAATGTCATTTCATGTAATTCTGAAATTAAGTAATCTTCTACATAAACTCCGTTGATAATTTCTAAACCTACACCTGCACCTTTAATTTTTCTTACTAAATTAAAAACTTCTTTTTTATCTAATTTCTCTGGAATACTTATAAGTATCTTCCCAGATAGTTCAAGTATTCTGAATTCTTCATCATTCAATTTAAAATATTCTGATAAAATTCTTATAATTTCCTGTGGACTTCCTAAGAACTGTAAAAGTGATATTTCAAATTTTAGTATTTTCCTATACTCAATATCATTCAAACCATTTCTTTGAATTTTAAAATTACTTCCTAGTAAATCCAATAAATAGCCTTCTGATTTATCTATATCATTGAAATTAGAAATTAAATTATAAACATTTCTTATTATAAAATGCTTGTTTTCTGCTATTTCAAACATTTTTTTAGAATATACTGTATTATGATATATATGCGGGACACGATTTAAAATCATTAATTAACCTCAATAGTTATGTCATCTGATGTAGCAACTGCCACTTCCTTAGTAGATAAAATATAATCAGCTTCCCGCTCGCTGTATTTTACATCTCCTAATTTAAGTTTTAGTGTTTTTATACCACTTGTATTTTTATAAATTTCTCCAATTATTTTATATAGATAAATAGTTCCAGCTGGCTCAACTTCATCTAAATATTTTAAATAAATATCTTTTATTACTTTTTTAAAATCTTCTTTCCAAATCTCCTTAATAGCTTCAACTTCAACTTTCAAATATATAGTCTTTTCTGTTGGTCTTGTAAAACCTACTGTTATTTCACCGAAATTTTTTGTAATATCTCCAACAGTTCTTATTCCTGCAATTTTATATTCATAAAGAGCTTTTAAGATATTTTCGTTAGTATCTCCATAACAAATACATTCATAACTGTGTGCTAATCTTCCAGCACTATCAAAATCATCAGTATCGTTTTCTATGACTTGACATTTCTGTACATTTGTATTTTGAAGTATATAATTTTTTATACCCTCTGTTGTAAATGAACTCTTTCTATCAAGTCTTTTTAAATATCTTTCCCTTAACTCTGTGTCTGTTTCTAAATCTCTACCACCAAGAGTATTCAACTTGTTATTTATAGAAATCACACCAGTTAAAATTTCAGTTTGTTCTGTTATAGCTCCTGCACTAACATTACCATCAGTTCCAGCATTTAAGGCTATTACTTCAATATCTGTCTCTCTTTCAATTGTTGTAATAGTAGATGTATTTAATGTTACAAACTTAACCCCTGATTTAGTTTCTACACCCCAAGCCTGTGGTATTTGTGTTTCAATTTCTGCTGTAACTGTAATCTTGCCTACTGCTTTTTTTGCTTTATTCCAAGTCATACCTAAATGGCTCGTTATTGCATTTAAGTTAGGACCTGTCGCAGTGTAAATTGATAACTGATTAAATGCAGATAATGCTTGTAAATAACTATCATATTCTTCTGCACTATCAAACCTTAACCAAGCAATTATGATATTACTATCTGTTTCTCTTAGGTCAGGCTTTACACTTTTAAAGTCATTTAATTTTCTTGTATAAATTTCATCTATTGTTGGCACTATAAAACCTTTATCTGTTATCAAATTGTGTACACCTCCCCATTAATTCTTATATTAGCAACTAAAATATTATCTTCAAATTCAATGCTTTCAATTTTTTCTACACCATCATATTTATTTATAACTTTGCTAACTTCTTGAATTATCCTATTTTTATTATCTTTTAATTGTAAAATGCCTGTGTTAGCATCGTTTAAGTATGGAGTACCCCAAGCTGTATTTAATGCGAATTGTCCTTTGTTTTGCTCTAATTCAACTCTAATAGCTTGTACTAAATCTTCTGCATTACTAACAATTTCACATACTCCTTTATCAAATACTAATTCACAATCTCTGTCTAATTTTGGACTTGTCATATTTCCCCCTATTCTGCTTTACCTGTTGAAGTTGGAGGGTCTCCTCCTGGATTATATCTATGTGTATGTCCTTTAAGACTCTTGCCTGCTCCTTGTACATCTTCTGTTGCTGTAACTTCACCAGTTATTGACACATTTCCTGTTTGTTTAGTATCCCCAGTTTGTGTTGTATTACCATTTATAGTTAAATTTCCATTTAAAGTAACATTACTTGTGATAGTTGTTTCATTACTTCCAGCAAGTATTGTTATATCTCCATTACCTTTAATTTCTATTCTAGTTCCTGCACCTTGTAAAATTATATCTTCTGAATTATCTTCAAAACCTTTTTCACAACTTCCTATTATGTATGGCTCATTTAAACTAAATCTTTCAAGGCTTGTTTCATCTGATAATGCTGTTTCACTAAACCCAACCCATACAATATCTCCAACTTTACGAGGTATTTGAAAAGTCCAACCACCAAATTTAAGAAAATCTAATCTTACATCTATAAGTGGAGGATAATTTATAAGTTGTTTGCATAGCTCTCTTTTAGCAAGAGGTTGAACTGTACAAGTTCCAGCACCATAATTAACTGATGTAATTTCGCAAGGTAAACTTGTATGCAATTCATTTAAACTATCGTCTATTAATGCTTTTATAACTTCTATCATTAAACCACCTCTACTGTTGCTGTTGCACTAAATGTTTCAAGACCACTTGCTGAAAAATCACACTCTTTAACAACTACTTTTCCTTTAAAAGTTGTACTTTCAATCTCTAATAATTGTCCTATTTTTATAAGTGGAATTAATAAACATTCAATATCAAATTTTTGTTTGCCTTTCCCAGATGTTTTATTATTGCTTTTTTTCTTGCTTTTACTATTTTTACTGGCTTTCTTTTCATCTTTTTTTATTTCTGCTTTATCCATTTTTTTATCTACTCTTATAAGTCCCTGCTCTCCTCCTAAGTGAATAACACTTGAATAAACTTTATTAGGTAACTTAAATTCAATAGATGTATTTGTAAACCTTGATATTGTTCCAGTATCTCTTGCAAGTATTGGTATAACATTTGATAATCTTCCACTAAATACCTTGCCATTAGGATATACTGTATCTTTGCCTAATTCCTTTATATCCATAGTAAAATTACACATTTTTTCAATCTGTTTTATAACTTCACTTGCCTTAATTCCAGCTTTGAATTGTCTATTTATAATAGTGTTTGTATAAGCTCTATTGTTTGGAGTTGCTTCAATAGTAGTTATAAAATCATTTTCATCTCTTGAAGTTGTTATACTTTCAACTATACCATTAAATATAACTCCGTGTAATTCTCTATATCCTGCGTCAATGGACACATCTTGATTTTCTTTTAACTTTTGTTTTGTTGTTTCTGATAAGTTATATAGTTTTATAGTTGCTATATCGCTCTTATTATCATCAGTACACTTAACCTCAAAATCAATGTCTAGTTGCTCATAATCAAAAACTATCTCTCCTATTGTTATAAGTCTAACTTGCTTCCATAACTTCGCCATCTTCATCACCTATTAAAAAGAATTTATAATCTTTATTTAGATTTTGAGGAGTAATTTTATCTTTTTCTTCTGCAAATTCATTAATTTTTATACATCTTAATTGAAGATTAGTTTCATTCCTTACTAAACTTAAAAAATCAATATTAGGTACTACTTTATTAAAACCTGTTATTCTTTGATTTAAGCCATCTAAAATTGATAGATATATAAAACTATCATAAGTATTATAAATTAGCTCTAAATTGATATTATTAGGTAATTCAGCTATTATTCCTCTACTCTCTATATCTGTTACATCAATTTCTATTGCTTTCATTTTTTCTCCTAAATAAAAAATCCCCAGTAAATTAATACTGAGGAATATCTTTATTGATTGAGTTCAAGTTTAATCTTTCTTCTCAATTTTATTTATACAATCTTCTGTTTCAAAAACTATATTTGAAAGTTTATCAATTTCATCTGTAATTAGTACTGACATATTAGATAATAAATTTAATTTCCTATACACTTCCTTTCTTATATTTTCGGCTTTATCTGATAGGTTTTTAATTTTAGTCCAATATTTAGCCTTATCTATTGGTATCATCATTGTATTTGAGAATGGTAAAACTCGTTGTTTTTTATTTTTTAGCTCTTGCTCCATTTTATTAAATTCATTTATATATGCCATTTTAAAATCATTATAACCTTGTATATTGAACATATATAATGTAAATCCATCTTTTGTCAAAAGATATTCTCTATAATTTCTATTCTTACTATCTTTATAAGTATTTGGAAATATTGACTTTTTTAAATCTCCACAAAATTGTGGAGATTTAAAAATATTCAATTTTGAAGAGATTAATTTATCAATGTCTCTTAAAACACTATCGTGCCTTTTCCCTAATTGATTTGCAATAATTCTACTACTTACCACATAACTTCCATTATAATTTTCTAATTTTACTACTAAATTCATACTATTACATCTCCTTTTATTGAAATTCCAACCAAAGAATGATATAATAGATTTATCAATCTTTGATTGATGGTATAGGATATTGTCAACTTTGGTCGGTCTGCAATATCCTATTTTTTAATTTGCTTGTAAACTTCATCTAACCCTTTCATTAAAACATCAGTTTTTGTCAAACTCAATTTTTCTGAACATTCTTTTAATTTTTTTTCTTCATCTTCATTAAGTCTAATCTCTAATCTTTTATTTCTTGGATTATTTGTAGGTCTACCCATTTTGGCTTTCATTTTACACCTCCTTACTTTCGCCTGTACAAATATAATAATATATTTACGTGCAAAAGTCAAGAGAAATTTTTAAAATTTTTCCTCAGTATTATTCACTTGCCAATGTCCTAGTTTTATTTATTATCTAAGCATTCCATCTACTGCTTGGTCTGCATATTTCCACATACTTTTATCTATTTCTTGTTTTACAACTTTATTTACTTTGCTTTTTTCTGCACTTGTTGGAGTGCTAACCTTAGCTGTTGTTCTTTTCTTCTTACCACCTGATGTCTTAGCTTTTTTACTATCCATTTTTACATCAGTTTCTTTTATTTCTCCAACTTGTATCTGTCTTAGAGTTATATAGTAAGTAAAGCCAAATTTTTGCTCTCCTGTTTCCATTTCTTCAATATTTTCTATTATCATATGCTCATAAGTATCACGGTTAGAAAATACAAACTGTACTTCTTCGCCTAGCTCTTGCAATTTCATTAACTTATCCCTATTTAATAAATAATCTCTGCTGTTATCTACAACAGTTATATTGATTATCATAGGCTCTTTTCTAACACTATCACTTATATTAAAACCATTCTCAACCCTTTTAGTTGGTAATGTCATTGGTAAACTTCTTGTCTTTTCTGATATAACTTCCAGTGGTATATCTTGTATATAGCTTTGATTTGAGTTTTCTGATAGACTTAGAGCCATATCAACTGCTTGT